GTGCAGTTTTTTCAGCCTTGCGGTGATGCGTTCCAGATCGTGCTTGAACCAGTAGGCCACCAGGACGGGCTTGCCGTTTGCCGCTTCGATGATGTCCTCCAGGGCATCCAGTTTGCGGTCATGGATAAGGACGGTGTTGCCTTCATCATCATATATGGCTCCGTTTGCCATTTGGGACAGCTTGCCGGAGAGGGACGCCGCGTTGGCGGCTGTAATCTCTCCATCACCCAGGGTGAGAACCAGGTCACGCTTTAGACCATCGTAATGCTCTCGCTCCTCTTCGGAGAGGCGCACCTCATATTCGCTGCTGATCAGTTCCGGCATCTGCAGGTGGTCGTTTGCTTTCATGGAAATGGTGATATCACCGATTTTCCGGTAGATTGCATCCTCCGCATACGGCAGAGGCTTGTAGGAGTAAATGATCTGCCCATTCCGCTTGTCCGGCATAAAGTAGTCGGTGCGATATTTGGTGATAAACCGACCGAGGCGCTGACCCATGTCCAGGATGCGGAACTCTGCCCACAGATCCATCAGACCGTTGGAAGCGGGAGTGCCAGTCAGTCCAACAATGCGGGAAACCTTGGGCCTGACCTTCAGCATTGCCTTGAACCGCTTTGTATTGTGGTTCTTGAAGGAGGACAGTTCGTCAATTACGATCATATCGAAGGTGAACGGGATGCCACTTTCTTCCACGAGCCATTGGATATTTTCTCTGTTGATGATGTAAATGTCAGCAGGACGCATCAACGCCGCTTTGCGTTCATCCGCTGTGCCGACAGCCACGGAGCAGATGAGGTTCTGAAGATGATCCCACTTATCTACTTCAGCCGTCCATGTGTCCCGTGCCACTCGCAGCGGTGCGATGACCAAGACACGGTGTACCTCGAAACTGTCAAAGAGAAGGTCGGAGATGGCGGTCAGCGTGATGCTTGTTTTGCCAAGACCCATATCCAGAAAGACGGTGGCGATGGGATGGGTTTCGATGTAGTCGATGGCGTAGGCTTGGTAGTCATGCGGTTTGTATCTCATCAAGGATACCTCCTATCTGATCTTCGGCATCCAGGATATAAACCTTGAAACCGAGGCGGGTCAGTAATTTGTGCCTTGCGATTTGGAGCGGGCGGGGCTTTTTGCCGGGAGCCTTCACTTCCACGAAAGCAATTCTGCCACCGGGCAACAGAACGATTCTGTCGGGAACGCCATCAAATCCTGGTGACACCCACTTCGGACAAATCCCACCGCGCTTTTTTACCATCAGGGCTAATTTTTGCTCGATGCTTTTCTCTCTCATAAGGCTTTCCTTTCTTGGTGGGTGCAGGTCGATGCAAGTCATTTCATAAACTCTTCTTAGAACGATTTTTCTATAAAATTCTGCCCTAAAGGGGTTTTTAGAAAAGACCGTCACCGACCTGCACCCTTTAGGTTTATTCCAGGAAATCCGACTTCAACTGAATGCCGGAAATGACCATTCCTGCTTTGGTTTTTCTGCGAATAAACCCTGCCTTTTCGAGGCCGGCATAAAAATCTGTGGTGCTACGGGCATACTCGCCGTTGCGCAGACAGTACGCACGATACTCCTGGTACAGTTCGCCGGACTTCTGCGTATAGGTACGGTCAATCTCACAACAGTCCTCCAGGAAAATGGACAGCCAGTCGTTGTTATCGCGGTATTGGGCGATTGCATCCAGCACCACCTGGGGAACGGTCAGCTTGAAATTATTATGGATGGCTTTCTGTGCGCCCTCGATAATCCAGGCCAGAATTGCACCGCCCGCATTGCGTACCAGGTAGTCGGCATAGTTCTTGATGTCGGACTTGCCACGGATCTTGGCATTGAAGGGAATCACGATCAGACGGCGCCAGGTACCGTCATCGTTGGCACCGACCCTGGGAAGATGGTTAGTGTAAAGGACGAGCGTATGGGTCGGGGTGTATTTGAACGGGTCCTTATACTTCTTTTCTGCGGAGATTTCATCGGTGGAGCAGAGCTGCTTTACGATGGAGGTATTCAGTCGCATACCTTCCTCCAACTCTGCTGCGATGACCAGGCGTTTGCCCTTCAGTTCTGCCATTTCCGGCTTAACATTTCGCTTGCAGCCAACGGTCAGAGCGTCTGCGGACATGGAGCCGCTGTACGAGCCGAGAACCTTTGCGATGGCGTTCCAGAAGGTGGATTTACCGTTGCTGCCTTCGCCGTATGCGATAATGAGGGCTTCCTGGTACACCTTGCCGATAGCCGCCAAGCCCACGGTCTGCTGCACATAGTCCATCAGTTCCTTGTCACCGCAGAAGAAGCTCTCCACGGAGGACAGCCACAGATCCATCCCTTCATCGGAGGGCGCAACGGTGGTTATCTTGGTAATAAGGTCTTCCGGGGAATGGTCGTGGGCACCGCTCATACCAAGACGAAGGTCATAGGTGGCGGTGGGAGTGTTGAGCAGATATTCCTGGGTGTCGAAGTCCTGGATGTTACGCAGGAGCATAGGCTTAGCCGCCTGTAGAGCGGAGGTCACATATTTCATATCACGGCGCTTCATCACAAAGGCTTTATAGGAGATGGCAAAGCAGTATTCTGCAAAGGCTTTCTCGCTGCTGTCGTCGATGGCTTTTTCCAGAGCCTTGCCGCCGGAGGTGATAATGTCCTGCCCAACTCCGGCATCCATCAATGCCTGTTTTGCCTTGTCCACGGCAAGGATCGCCTCGGCAAGCTGACGATCCAGGAACTCCTCACAGCAGCCAACGGCTAACTGTTTGGACTCCGCCCAATGGGTGCCGTCATAGCGCATATAGTCGGTGGCATCGGTGTAGACCATTTCTCCGGCATATTCCTTTGCCAGCACCTTGGCCTGTCCGATGTCGGAGAAGTCGGAGGGACGAAGGCTGTATCCCTGGTTGTACTGTTCCGGGGGAATATAGCCTTCCTGCTGTTGGACTCTGCCGTAGAACTTCTGGGCGCTGTGCCAGATGGTCATCAGTTCCTGCTCCTCAAGCGGAGGGGTGCATTTTTCTGCCTCTTCCATAAAGCACTGGAAGGCGGTGTCGTTGTCACCGTACTTTTTGATGACGCGACCGGCAAAACGGGACATAGTAGCGTTGCGGCTGCCTTCGGTGATTACCTGGGGTGCGCCGTGGTTCGGCTGATTCATGCCGACATCGAATTCATCCCCGGTGAGAAATTCCGTGAGGGTCATAAAGCCATCAAACATCTCAACCTTGGCATCCGCTGTGCCGAAATAGAAACGGGCAGCGTCCAGAGCCTTGGTATCGAAATACGGGAAGATAGCATTCAGCAGCTTTTTGAGGGCGGCATATTCTTCTGCATCGGTAACAGGATCGATGGCGAAGAATGCGTGGAACTTCGGCCTGGCGGCTCTGCCGTTTTTGACCTTCATGTGGTTGCGGCTATAGTGGACGGCAAACTCTACGCCGGGGAAAGCGTCGGCAATATCGTCCGGGGTCTTCCAGTCGGCGGGGTTATCGGAGTGGTCGTTATCGCATTCCACGGACAGACAATCGCTGCCGAGGAAATTGTCATTGCTGCGGTAGGACCCTTCGTATTCAGCACAGACATAGTCCCGGCTGACCGCCCGTTCCAAACTATCGGTATCGGTGATTTCGACTTTATGCGGATACAGGCAGTTTCCCGCCTGTCCGATACAATCCGCGTGGTAAAGGGTGAACATCAGTAAGTAACCTCCTTGATTTCTCTCGTGTCCCTGCTACGGAGCAGGCTGTCAATTTGTGCGTGGTAGTGGTCGTAGGCTTCCTTGCTGTGGATGCCGATGGAGGCATCAAAGGTGTTCTTTTTCTTGCCCAGGTTCTCGGAGGAAAGCCATACAGTCTCCGGCCCGATCAAGGCCAGTTTTGCGTGTGCATACGGATTGACATAGATTTTTAAGTCCGGGAACGCCTTCTTGATGTGATAGGCATTGATTTCATACTTGCTGTTGCAGATGATGGTGATACCCTTGCCACGCTCACGCTTGGACACGATTTTGGAGATATAATCGAAATCGCATAGCGAGAAGGTCACAATGATGACCTCGTTGTCGTGCTTGCCGATCTGACTCAAGCGAGTATTCCAGGTGGTCCCCTTATTGGACAATTTGGCTTCGATTGTCATAGCGGCGCCGCCGCAGTCGGTCTTAAATGCCATGTCGCACCTCCTCACAGTTTTCTGTGAAGTAGCGCAGACGGTAGCTTTTCCATTTGGCACGGCGGATCTCCGCTTCCATTCCGGTAGAGATGCGGTCACCAAAGACCCACACCTCTGCACATTTGCTCATAAGGGCATTGCCGAAGAACAGCCCCAACTGACGTTCTTTGGGATTGTTGTCATTGAGAAACTGCGGGAACAGCAGGTGCGGTGCAATGGGGATATACCCCTTGTCCACAGCGAAGCGGCTATACTTTCGTGCGTTTTCGACATTCTTCGACACATCCCCGGCATAAGGCGAACAGATGTAGACGATAGGTCTGAAAGCACGGAGTGCCTTTTCTTCTTTTTCCACGGCGGACATTGCCTCGTAGGCGGTAGGGTCGTAATAACCCTCACAGTTGAATTTGTTGATACTCATTGGTATGTTCCTTTCCTGGACGGGCTTTGCTGCCCATCTCTGTTGCCTAATGGAAAGCAAAGACCCGTTTTGGCGGAAAGAATCAATCTTTTTTATAAAAATCTGTTTCGTAGCCGTCAGCGCGCAGTTGCAGTCCTTCTGCCCAGGCAGGAACACGCCCCATTTGGTCGCACACGGCCTGCAGGGACATCCGGCGGTCAGCTTCAATAACCACTTCATCGTGGATATGCATAACGATGGAGCAACAGCGGAGGGTCTGCATAGAATAGCAAAGCAGATCACGGGCGGTCGCCTGGACGATGTTTTCCACGAACTTGGGACCGTAGCTGTTGAGCCGTTCCCATTTCTTCGTGCCGCCGACACCTTCATAGGTAATGCAGTCACCGCCGAACTGGTTTTCACCGATTTTCGGTTTCACATAAGCAAGACGTCTGCCAGAAGGCAGCGTGATGAACAGCATCCCGCTTTTATAGGTGAAGGTGATGCCGTGGGTCTCGGTTTCATATCTGTACCGAACCGCGTCCATAGCAGCACGGTCAACCGCCCACCACAGTTTTGTGATATTGGGGTTGGCATCCCGCCACGCCTGCACAAGGGGCTGAAGTTCCTCCTCGGCAAGCCCCATCTCCAAAGCGCCCATTGCTTTCAATGCACCGACAGAGCCGCCGTATCCGAGGGCGAGTTCTGCAATTTTGCCTTTTTGACGGAGATGACCATTCACACCGTGCTTTTCGACAGGAACACCAAACATCTGCGAGGCCGAGGCGCAGTAGATGTCCTTGCCCTCTGCAAAGACCTGCTGCCGCCATTCCTCTCCGGCAATCCAGGCAATGACACGGGCTTCGATGGCAGAAAAGTCAGCAACGATGAATTTGCGGTCACCCTGGGGAACGAATGCGGTGCGGATGAGCTGCGACAGCGTATCCGGCACATCTTCGTAGAGCATTTCCACGGCTTCAAAATCACCGTTACGAACAAGACCACGGGCTTCAGCCAAATCCTCCAAATGGTTCTGGGGTAGATTTTGCATCTGAATAATGCGACCTGCCCAACGCCCTGTGCGATTTGCACCATAAAACTGGAACATACCTCTGGCACGACCATCGGCGCAGACCGCAGTCTCCATCGCCTGGTACTTTTTCACCGAGGATTTGGCAAGTTGCTGGCGGAGTGTGAGGACGGTCTGCAACTGCGGAGGGGCTGTTTTGAGCATCTCTGCTACAGCCTTTTTGCCAAGGGTGTCTGTTTCCATGCCGTTATCGGCAAGCCACAGCTTCATCTGCTGCACAGAGTTGGGATTCTCCAATTCCGTCAGTTCCTTCATAGCCTGGGTGAGTTCGGAGCGGGATCTGCCGTCCATCTGGATAGCCTGCTGCACCAATTCCATATCCAGGGCGACACCACGGTCATTGATTTCCTGATCGAGGTGATATTCATCCCACACGCTGTCCGGCACAGGATATTTGGCAAGGCGGGTCTGTATGGACATTTCCGCTTCCACGTCACGGATGTTATATTTTTTGAAAGCCAGCCACTTATCGGGGGCGTGAGCCGGGAGGTTGCGTGTACGCTGACCATTGGTCTTTGTAGGCGCACAGGGCTGACAGAAATATTTGATGAGTTCCTTGCCCTCGGTCAGCTTTTGCTTTTCTAAGCCGAGGACTGCGCCGACACCTTCCAAAGAAAGCGGCAGCCCCATTGTGGCAGCCCAGACCATAGAGCAGCGCCAGGAATCCGGCTCAAGGTAATCCCCGGTAGGATACCCAAGGTGGCGGGACAGGCAGATGCGTTCAAAGGTGGCGTTGAACGCCCATTTGATGACGGTGTCATCTGTGAGGGCGGCAACCACATCCGCAGGGATGGTTTCGCCGCAGGCAAGGTCAACGATCTGAACGGGAGCGCCGTCAACGCTGTAGGAAAACAGCAGGATTTCAAAGACGGGAGACTCCACATAGCGGTAAACTCCGCATTTGGCAAGGTTCTGATCGCTGTAGGTTTCGATGTCGATTGAGAGTGTTTTCATGATTACCGCTCCTTTTCAATGCCCAAAAGGGGTGGCAGATCGCTCCGCCACCCCAGGGTGAGAGTATTAGTCGAGGAAATCGTCCTCGTCGTCCGTTGCAAAGTCGGACTCAGCACTTGCCTTGCCACCGAGAGGCTCACCGGCACGGATGAGCTGCAGGTTGTTCAGACCGCAGGCGATACCCTTGTTACCGTTGGAGTTGAAGGCGTACAGGTTGATGCTTGCGCGACCGTAAACGCCGGAGTAGACCTCGGAGCGGGTCAGCACGGGGTTGCGGTCAGCATCCACGATGCCGGGTGCCGTGGGAGAGTTGGCGTTGATGAAGTACGCATTGGCATAGGCGGGGTCATCGGGTCTCTCGATATCGCCATCACGCAGAGGGGTCTTGATGGCAGCGAGAGGAGGAACGGTGCGACCGTTGCCCTTCAGCTTCGCCTGACCTTCCTGGTAGGCTGCCTCAATAGCCGCCTTGATCTTGGCGACCGTTTTGGTGTCGGACTTGGGGATGATGAGACTGACGCTGTACTTGGGCGTGCCGCCGTTGATGGACTTGGGCTCCCAGACGTTGGCGTAAGACCAACGAGTATCGGGGCCGGTGATAACTTTCATGGGATTGGTGACCTTGTTTGCAGAAGTAGACATATTAAAATTCCTCCATAAAATCATTTTTGGCTGTATTCATTGCCGGTCTTTTGTCGCTCTCCGGCACGAGCGTGGGTTTGCCTTGCGGCTTTTCAATGTAGGGAGCGAGAAGTTCCTCAAAGCGGGATTTGCCGAGCATCTTCTGCATCGCGGTGATGCCCAGGACCTTTCGCTCATAGGGATCGTAACCTGCACCTTCGACGGTGGCGGCAACGACCGTTTCACTGGTGTACTTGCGGTTGGATCTGCCTTCGACCAACTTCCAGCCGGTCCATTCCTTGCCGCTGATAGCCTGCTGAAGGGCGAACTCCTTCACATCAGACGCCCAAGCGGTGAGGGCATCCACCTTGCCGAGGATATCGGCAATCTCGGAATCATCCAAGAGTGCAGGTGCCTGGAAATCATAGCGGGCAAGTTCCATATTGGCCTCGGCGCGTTCTCTGCATTCGGCTTTCGCCTTACAGAAGCGGCACCACTCACCGCAGCGGAAGTCGCCCTGGCCTGCGTAGGCCATTTCAGCTTTCTCGTACAGTTCGGTGTCTGCCCAACGGAGCAGATCGGCCTTCGCCATACCGTCAACGCTGATATTGCCTTTGCGGGGCTGATAGATGGTCATGCGGATTTCCTCGATATCGTAGATGTCATCGAAGATCTCCAGGGCTCCCAAGGCGTAAAGGCGCATCTGGGGATTGCCCACGGCGCTGACCTCAACGCCCTTGCCGTGCTTGTAGTCACAGATGTTCATGACGCCATCTGCGATCACGATGCAGTCTGCCGTACCGAAGCCTTCCTTGACCCAACGGGAGAAGTTGACCCGCTGCTCAATCATGACCACAGGGTCGGTGCAGGTCTGTTTGGCGGTTTCGAGCAGTTCCATCACATAGGCGGCATAGCCCTGGGCGCATTCTTCCATCTCCTCGTTGTACCAGGAGAGGTTTTCGATGGGGTCATCCACCGGGATGCCGAGCGCCTGTTTCAGACGGAACTCGCAGAGGGTGTGGGCATCGGTGCCCTCGGCAGCGTAGTCACTGCCTTTGTCCTCGTAGGCTTCGCAAAGCCGAGCGGAGGGCGGGCAGTTGAGCCAACGCTCCGAGGACGATGCCGAAAGGACTGCGTGTTTAGCCATTACCAAGCACCTCCACCTCTGCAAGCAGGGCTTTGTAGTTGGCGGGGTCGATGCCGGACAGCTTCGCTGCGCCGTACTTCTGGAGAAGGGAACGGATCTGAGCAGTAAAGCCGTTACGGGACTTGTCCGCAAGGACGGCTCTGACCTGTTCCAGGGTCAGCGTGGGTTCGGCGGGAGCGGCAGGCTCGGCAGCATCCCCCGTATGGGGGTCTCCGCTGAACATCTCCGCCAGGGTGTTTGCCACGTCATTAATAGTGGCTGCGGCACTGCGCAGGTCTTTGATTGCCAGGTCCAGTTCGCTGAATTTGCCCATTTCCGTTGCCTCCTTCCTTGATTTGCTTGTCCTTCACGGCGTGGTTGATTTTCTTTGCCAGATTTGCTGCGACGATGATGAAGTCGAGGAGGATATCAACCAGTTCCTCTTCGGGGGTCATCACGTTGGTTTCGGACTCGTACATTCTGTTTCACCTCCCGGAAGGAGCGGTATCGGTGTTGCTCCTTACACCGCCTAATGGAAACGGGAGATGCGTTCTGGCGGAAAAACAGAAAATTTTTTTAGAAAAATTCCGGGAACTCCTTTTGCAGGATGCCCATTGCCTTTTTGAGGCGGTCGGTGAAGGTCTTGCGGGGAATGCCGATCTCCCCGGCAATGGCGGTATCGCTCAAGCCCTGCTCACGGAGTCTGCCGATTTCGATGGCCTGGGGCATAATCTCGCACAGACGGTCGAGGATCTGCCTCATATACAGAGCGTCGGGTACATAGTCGGCGGGAGACGGGGTCTGCAAATCAGGCATTTTCTCCTGCAGATGGTCAAGCCAGTTCATTTCCTCGCCGTCATCGTCCATACGGCCAGAGTCCAGGGAACTCATATCACCGGGGGTGTGGTACGGGCAGTTGTAGCAGTCCATATCGCAGGAGAGGCGCTTGGAGGGCGGGCAGACACAGCGTCCGTGGTTCTGCTGGGTGCGGCGGTATGCGTTGATGTCACGGTAGTAGTCGTCGAACTGCTCCTTGGTGCAAGGGATGCGCTGCTTGGTGGCACGGAGATAGATGTAGTACTGATTGTCATTGGTTTTCATTTATTTGGCTCCTTTCAGGTTCGTGAGAACCCGCAGGAGCCGACTATCCGTAGAGAACAAAAAAGACGGCCGTGGATATAGTCCACCCTTAATGTGGGTGTGAACTATAATCCAGGCCGTCTCGCAGCTCTGCGGATTCTATTTACTTTTGATTTACGCGGCGATTGTATCCGCCACGGTGAATGTACTTGCTGTCCGTGTGACCAGGGAGATCACATTGCCACGGACTACGGTAAATGTACCGCCAATCGGGATTCTGAAGTTATAACTCGATTTGTGCGGTCCCTGGGTCTCAACTTCGCCGGTGCCGTCGTTGGCGACACACAGTAACTGACTGTTAGAATTTCTTAATTCTCTGAAGCCCTCTCGCATAGGCTGTCCTCCTTTCTTCGGTTCTAATAGGCATCACCTCCAACAAAAATAGGGGCCGACAAAACAGGTACAGTAGTACCAGCTTTATCGACCCCAATTGGTCCTTCATCAGCACCGCTTTGCTGATGGATTAAACGATATTCTTCTTTACTTCCATTACGGCAAGGGTGCCGTCCTTGCGCTGCTTGATTTCTGCGTTGTTACCTCTGCCACAGATGATGCGGATTTTTCTCATGATGTCCTTATCAGTGTCTGGGGCGGCAACCGCAGGAGCAGGCTTCTTCGTCTCAACTCGCTGTGCGGCTTGTTCGGTCATTCAAAATCCTCCTCATCATATTCGGTTCGCAGATAATCAAAGTCGTCCGGCACCCTCTGCGTAGACATGAAATACGACGCCTGCTGACCCTTTTCGGAATGAGGGAGCATGAACTCATCTGCAATGCAGTTGTTTAGGGTGTCAATGTAGATGACCGAAATGTCGGTGCAGACTACGGTCTCGGAGAACTCCTCAAGGATAATGTCGTAGACGTCGCGATCCAGTACCACAAGGGAGAAGCGGGAAGGACGGAACAGTTCTACAGGGTTCATAGAGATGAAAACGAACCGGGCGAACTTCTCAAAAGCCATCTGCTTTACTCGAGACTTATGCACGGGATGCGAATCATCGCGGGTAACACGGGGTGTGGCGATGATGGAATCGGCAAACCAGACTTCATCCTTCTTGCCGAAAGCCTCTGTCATAATGAGGGCATCCGGGCTAAGTGCGAGGGATTTGCTGAAGGTGTATCGAATGTTGCCCATTCTTACTTCTTGCCCTCTGTCCACAAGTGCCTGAACCAGGATGTTGCGAATGAGGCTCTCTGTGTTATCAATGTACGAATTAAGTTTCAGGGCTTTGATGCCGCTGTCTTTTTCCACAGTGTAACCGTTTGCCTGAGCCAACGCCTCTATGGTAACGCCGCTATTGGGAGCGGCGTGAGTAGCAATGGCCTCAAGCAACTCTGTGGAACTGGCGCCCTTGTTGGTGCGCTGAATGATGCGGGTGAATGTAGAAGGGTTTACACCGCAGGTGGCGGCAAAGTCCTTCATGGTGCGTCCGCCTTTAGCTGCAAGGAGCAGATCGGCAAAGGCATCTTTATCTATCTCATGGGTCTTACGGAAAATCAATTTCTTCTCTTTCACTTCATTCGCCTCCTTGGTTGCGTGCGTTTTGCTTGTGCAATTATTATACGCAAACGCTACGCAAATGTCAAGCGTTTCGACACGCAAATTTGTAACTTCTTTATGAACGCCTTATCGGTCAAGCAACTTGTGGCTATAACTCTGATTCTCACCTACAAACTGCACCGAGCGACTGGCCATCAGATACAGTTCCAGGCGTTCTCTTTCTTCGGTGGTCAGATCGATATCCTTGGTAGTGGCACGGATGCCCTTCATGTCGGAGAGCTTCACGTGGTACACATTCTTGTCCTTGCCATCCTGCCAAATGGTGATCAGCTTAAACTCCTTCAGATAGGAGAACTCTTCCGGTGCATCGTCACAAGTTCCGCGAATTCTGTACTGTCCACCTTCGTAGCCCCGACTCGGAATATCGGTAAGAGCAGGGATAATCCATTCTTTGCCGACTTTCTGGGCGGTCTTCAGTTTGCCTCGGCGTATCCACTGTCTGACAGTAACCGCCTCGACATTGTATTTTTTAGCGTACTCATCGACAGTAAGGAAATCTCCTTCTATGGCGAACAGGAAGAAAACCTGGTCAACAGTTTCGCTCGTGATCATTTCATCTTCCGGGTCAGCATCAACGGTAGCCTCAAGTTCCTTGACGTGTTCCATCAGCAGGATGGAGCCGCTGGGAGTAAACTCATAGGTGTAGCGCCAGTAGGGTTCTAACCGTTTCGGAAGGACGGTCTTCTTAATTTGCTCGTAGAACATTTCAAGCTGTGCCTTATACTGGTTGTAGTAGGATGTGGTATGCTGGGTGCTGTTGGAGATCGAGTCCAAAAGTTTTTGGGAGCGTTTGCGGACATCCTCCAGCAGATCAAATTTAGTGGTGATGTATACCTCATCCACGAAATCTGGCAGCCTATCAACTTCGGCCTCAAAGATCTCGGTTCGTATATATTTAGAATTGGAATCCATCAAAATCCCTCCTTATCAATAACTGTATTATACAGCATAAAATGTATCGTGTCAATACAGTTTTATCGAGAGGATACAAAAACAATGTAAACTTTTTATGACCGGGGTGTCATTGATACATCAGCCCAGGCATCTTAACACTATGCCGTCCGTCGTCCGGCATCTTGAGGTCGCCCATCAGAATGCCGTAGGTGATGGCGTGCTTTCCGAAACGGCTGCGGATCTCCTCGACCATGTCCTCAAGGCGCTCCCTGCGTTCCAACTTTGCTGTATCCACAAATATGGAAAGCTGATCCGGGTCGGAGTGTGGGACAAGGTCAATGGCTCGGACACAGACCGCACGGACTTTGCTTCCCCAACGGTAACGCTCCTGAAACAGCCGATTGGCAGCAGAGGCTATTTCGGAGGGCAGTTGGGTCTTGCACGGTAGTTTGCACTGGAACTGTGAGCCGAGGAGATCATTGCCTCTGACGGAAACTTGGACACCACGGGCGGAAAGTTCATGAACACGGAGCCGATGACCGACATCCTGGGAGAGGGCAAGGATGACCTTCCAGACCTCTTCCTCATCGTTTAAGTCCGCAACGCAGGTAATGCCGTGTCCGATGGACTTCACCGGGGAAACGAAATCCCGGTGCATCACCCTGGACTGGTCGGTGCCGTTTGCGTATCGCCACAGAGCAAGGCCATTCACACCTAACAGCCTTCGTAAGAATTCTGGGTCGGTTTGAGCAATGTCACCGATGGTGCGGATGCCGTAGTTACCCAACTTGGCTTTGGTGGCTCGTCCGCAGTAAATCATTTCATCTGCTGCCAGCGGCCATACCATATCCTTATAGGTATCTCGGCGGATCTCCGTTATTGCGTCCGGCTTTTTCATATCACTGCCCAGCTTGGCGAAGATCTTATTATAGGAAACACCAATACTGACGGTGAGTCCCAATTCCTCGCGCACGGTACGGCGGATTTCCTCTGCGATGGTCATCCCATCACCGAAGATACCCCGGCTGCCCGTAACATCGAGCCAACATTCATCCATGCCGAAGGGTTCAATGAGGTCGGTGTACCTTTGATAGATTGCCTGGGTCAGCTTTGAATATTTGAGATACTGATCATATTGGGGCGGGACAATGACCAGGTCTTTACAAAGCTGCCGAGCTTCCCAATTTACCATGCCAGTTTTCACTCCGGCTTTCTTGGCCTTCTCGGATTTTGCCAGGACAATGCCGTGCCGGTCCTCCGTTGATCCGCAGACCGCGACAGCCTTTCCACGTAGGCTTGGGTCGAGCATCATCTCTACGGATGCGTAAAAGCAGTTTAGAAAAAGCCGAATTCGGCTTTTCCTGAATAATGCCGAAAGTAAAGTAATGCCGAATAATTTAATTATACCATATTTTCAAGCGTAATTCAAAATATTATTCGGCATTATTGATTTTGACTATCCTGCT